ATAGGCGAAATAATCTTGTCCAGCATCGGCATCAAGTATTGCGGTTCCTGGCGCAGCTCCGCCGGCAGCGGCTCCAGCGGCAGGCAGGTTACCGGCTGAACAGGTGGCGCGGACTGACAGCCGCTTAACGCCATCACGAACAGCACGCTCAAGATCTTCAGTTTCACGGTCTTTACCTCGCTTGTAGTCGCGCAGCACGGCGCGGATCTGTTCGGTCTCTGCACGGGCGCTTTGCATCTCGGCCATGACCTTGGCCTGATCATCAGAAGCCGCCTTGATCTGGTCTGCGATCTGCTTATCCCACAGCAGCTTCACAGACTCGCGCCCGGACGAGTATCCCGAGTGATAGACCCATGCAAAAGCGGCGGCGATGGTGATAACCACGGCCGCCGCCAACCAGTATTTGCGCAAAAGCGCCAGGGCAATCAAGGCAGGACGCTCAGTGCTTGCTTGTAGCGCGCCCGGCGGTCTTCAGCGCCATTTGTGCCACCGTTGATCTTGCGGGTGATCGCGTCGAACAGCTGAGAGTCTGCCAGGGAGTTCAGGTTGCGAGAGTTCCAGAACCAGACGGCAGACTTGCAGGCCCACTCCGGCTGCTCCAGAAGCTCAGGCGTCTTCATCAGGCGGTCATCATTGAACAGGGCCTTACTGCACATCCTGTAGTTGGCTCGGCCGGTGATTTGGATCAGTCCGCGGCCACGATACAGCTGGCCGTCGCCATCGGCCTCGGGCGTGTTGCCCAGGCGCTCGGCCAGGCTGCCAGTGTCGTACTTCTTCAGGTAGTCATTGCCGCCCAGCTCGCGCACGTACTGGAACGAACCGGACTCGTGCCCGACTTGGGCGAGGAATGCGGCAATACGCAGTCGATTGGTTATGCCGCCGGCATCCATTGCGAGAGTGATCGGTGCTGCCCACTTCTGGGCGCGAGCAAGCGGGATGGTGCATGCCTGGGAAAGCAGCTCAGGTGTCATTTTTTTATCTCCAGATGAAGCGCAACGGCTTGGACATGTTGCCCTTGCTGAACGCGCAGATGATGGTCAGAGAGAGGACCAGCCCCATGACCCAGGGCTGGGTGTTGAACACGAGGTTCTTCCAGTCGAGCATGCCCTGCATGAAGGCAGCAGCTGAGCAGCCCCCTATAAGGATGGCCAGGGCTGTCGGGGCGGGTCTTTTGCGCTGATGGCTCACGTAGGCCACGATGTAATAGATCGTGACCGCGTGCAGGATCAGCCGAAAGCAGAGGATGATCTCGCTGTAGTGCTCGGCAAGCCAGTTGCCAGCGAAGGCAACCAGCGATAACGGGTCATTGAGGATCATTTGGGTTCCTCGGCTTAAGGAATGGCAGACGGTCCAGTATGGTCGCCAGCCACTTTGGCAATGGGCCATCGTTGCGAATCATGATGTTGATCACACCGAAAACAGTCGCCGCGAGAGCTGCTCCAGACACGGCCACGAACATTGCCGCCCCGCTCCAAGATGCAGATCCTGCGGTAAGTGTCCCAAGCGAATAGCCTACGCCCCATGAGAACATCAGTAGGCAGACCTTTCTCACCACCGGCCGACGATCGGGGTCTGGGAAGGCCAAGAGAAAGAAGCATCCAAAGGCTGCCCCGCATGCTGCTGCGGGGTGAAGACCCTGGACAACGGACACCAATACCCAGAAGGAGTACGTGGCCAAAGCTTCCGGGCTCGGTTCGTTCATCGTCCGTTTTCCTGTTGGTTAAATGATGATCAGGATACAGCAGGAAGCGGGAACCGATCTTTGATCTCTTCCACTTTCTGACGCCAGGCCTGTTCAGATTCCGATGTCTGGTCGTACTGCCATTCCATGTACAGCGGGTCAGATTCAGCAGCGTAAGCGCGGCGGCGATCAATCAGGACTGATTCCACGACCTGTTCGTCGGTTAACGCAGCAGGACTTTTCAGATAAGGCTTACCGTCTTTTTGCGATTGAATTTCCTTGCCCTGTGACTGGCCGATGGCAAGCTCATTAAATCTCTCGTCACTGATCTCGTAACCACCGTCAACGGGGTTATCGTAAAAGCCACCCGGGAAGCCTTCAGAAGCCGATACATACCATTTCATCAGTAACCCCCTACCAAGACCCATCCGGTCCTGGCCACGTTGTCTGCGGTGCCTTTGGATGCAACAAGGCCTGTATTTGTGATGTTGTTCACGCCAACCTGATCAAATGCCGCGTTAACCACTCCGGTTAGCGCGAACAAAACGCCGTTACCTGAGCCGCCAACGTTGCCGGTAAGCGCTGACGAGTAAAGAAGCTGCTGATTATTTGTTAAGATGGACTTTTGACTATAATATTCACGTTACTACTGTGATACATAAATCAGGAACAACAGGAAAGCCTTTAGGGCATTTGGGAACTTATGTTTTAAAGAAAGCAGAAAGTGTTATAGAATTAGAAGTTAATGATGACAAAAGTATCAACGTATCTAATCCATATGCAAGGGGCGTTTCTTTTGATTCATTCGATTTTGATGTTAACAAAGATAGTTTGCCTTATTTAATTGAAACAATTTATTAGTATGAATTATACTTTACAGATAAAGCCTCTATCAATAAACGAGGCTTTTAAAGGACGAAAATACAGGACTGATAAGTACGACTATTTTATTAAAAATTGTTTGTTACAATTGCCAAAAACGCTATCTATTCCAGACGAAACAAATATAAAGATAGCTATTGAATTTGGTTTTAGCAGTAAAGCGAGCGACATAGATAATTGTATTAAAACTTTTATAGATTGTTTAGTAAAGAAGTACGGAGTTGATGACAGATTTATATATGAGATGCATGTATTTAAGGAAATAGTTAAAAAAGGTAGTGAGTATATTAAGTTTAAAATCTATTAATTATTTAGAATAATTATAAATAACATTTATTTTATATCATTTTGTTGTATATATGAAATTAAGTCTTATATTTGTAGAAGAAATAACAATAAAAAAATATAAATTATGACAACTCAATTACAATCTACAAAAGCAATCAACTCTTTAAAATTAAAAGCAATTAAAAAAGGAGGATATGCAAAATTTAAAGATGCAATTCTTTTAGCTTGTGCAAATCACAAAGAAATGTTTGGAACTGATTTAACGCCTAAACATTTGTTAAGCGGCGGAACTGAAGTTTAAACAAACTAAAAGCTATCAATTCCAAATGGGTAAGGATTGAGCATTTCTCGGTCGATTGGTAGCTTTTTTTAAATTATAAAATTATGGAAGTAGACGATAAAGTAAAACATAAAAATACGGGTGATCATATTTATACTGTTAAAAGTATTACAGGAAACTATGTGGCAACAATAGAAAGACCAAAAGAGTTGTGGGTTCTTTTAAGTCCTGACTCAAAAAGTAGTCCAATAATAAAAGTAAGTGTTTGTTTAATTGAGAATTTAATAAAATTATAATTATGACAACAAAGGAAACAATTGAGATTAACTCAAAAATTAACGAAATGCACGCTATTGAGTTTGCAAAATGGTGTTTAAGAAATATTAAAAAAGCACCAAGTGGTAAAAAATATGTGTTCAAATATCAAACAAAAGTTGTCGCTGACGAACATCCTATTGGAGAGATTTATAATATTTTTTTAATTGATAAAAAATATGATTTTTAAAATTTAAAATTATGACACTAAACGCAAAAGAATTAACAGAAATATCAAATAGAGCTGATAAAAGAGCAATAGAATTCGCTAAATGGATTGATATAAATTATATATGCTATAATGGTATTTATAACAAAAGAACCGATCCATATTGGAACTCAAATAATAAGACAATCGAAGAACTTTTAGCAACTTTTCATAAAGAAAACTATATTAATTCAGTAAATAAATAAAATATCAATACGTTGAAACTAGAAGTAGTTATAGCCTTATAATAGAAATGATAGCAAGCTTCTAAGGCTTTTTTAACATTAAAAACAAAAACACCATGAAAAAATTAGAGCAACTTTGGGATTATATATCCTTTGTATTATGTGGGAATAATAAAAACTTATTTAAATATTAAAGTTATGAATAACGAATTATTATTAGTCGGAGTATTATTATTATCATTTATTGTTTTTGTGCTTTGTATAGCTTTGTATATAGCTATATCGGTGGGTATGGAACTTAGTGAGGAATTAGATTTTGAAAAAAGCTTAAGAGATTGGAAAGATGACAAAACTTTATAATATTAAAGAAATATCTTTAGAATTAAATCTTACTAAAAAACAGGTTTACCAAAGATTTTATACAATGAAAGAAATGCCAATAAAAATAGGAAAATTGGCTTTTTATGATGATTTCCAAGTAGATAAAATTAGAATAAAAAATAATGAAATAATATATTATATTTACGAATCTAAAATAAATAAATCATGAGAAAAATAGCAATGAGATGCACGCAGGAACAGTTTGAAAGTATTAAAGATAGGATAAAATATAAAGATATAGCAAGTTTTGAAGAATATCCATATTTAACAAATCACAATACTTCTTACAAAAAAGGAACCGTTACAAATACAACTGTTTTAATTCAAAGCAAAGTTTACGAAACATTCGATGCTGAAATATTTTTAAGGGCTTGCGATAGTTGGGAGGATGAAGTTAAATACGAATATTTTGATGGCTTAAATTGGTGTGAAGTAATGCATCCGGTTAGAATAAAACCACAACCAAATTACTCTAAAGAAATAGAAGCCTTGCAGTTGAAAGCAAAAGAGAACGGGATGAAATGTATAATTAATTTTGAGAAGATATAATAATTATCACTATATTTGTAATTCATAATTTTGCCCCGTTGGAGGTTTTTTAATCTTGCGGGGTTTTTTAAAATATAATGTTATGCACCCTACGAGAATATTTAAGACGCCTGATGAGTTAGAACACGCTTGGAAACTATATAAAGAAGATTTATTAGTTCAAGCTGCTGATTGGTTAAAAATTCAGTATGTTGGTAAAGAGGGACAAAGAATGACGGATGCAATGAAACTACCCTATACAATGGATGGTTTTGAAGTATTTTGTTATAATAATTATGGATGTGTTGAGCAATATTTTAAGAATCAAGAAGCATACTATGATGACTTCATTCCTATCTGTTCGCATATCAAAAAAGAAATTCGTTCAAATCAAATCACTGGAGGACTTTTAGGGGTGTATAACCCGTCAATTACTCAAAGACTTAATAGTTTGCAAGATACTACAAAAACTGAGCTTACAGGCGATATTTCAGTACAAAACCCATCTTCAATAAGTGTGCGTATAATTAGAAACAATGAAGAAGAGTAGTGAGATAGAATTTTTAGCAACAAAAGTTTTTGAGGACATTTGGAACGCTTCTCAATCTAAAAACTATAAACTTATAGTAGAGGAGGGAAGTTCCAGAAGTTCTAAGACATGGAGTAATTTTCAAAACTTATTCTTAGATTTATTTGAAAATCCATTAACTACTTGCACAATTTTAAGAGATACCCAAAAATCATGTAGGGAAATTGTAGAGATTGACTGGGTTAAATGGTTAAGTGATCCAATGGGTAGAAAAAAACAATTAGAGAAAAAAGAAATTTCTGTATTTGAATTTGACGCTTTAATTAAAAAAGAAAATCTAACTAAGTATTTTTTACGCAATAAAACCAACCATACTTGGACATTTTTACATAATAATTCATTTATTCGGTTTACTGGATTAGATGACGAGGACGATGCAATGGGTATGACTCAGGATATATGTTGGATAAATGAACCGTATAAGTTCTCTCATGAGGTTTACAAACAGCTTTCACAAAGAACATCGAAGTATATTTTATTCGATTGGAATCCTAAACAAACACACTGGGTAAATGAAGAAAAAAGAAAAGAAAATACAATTACTTTATTTTCTACATTTGAAGATAACCCATTTTGTCCTGAAGAATCGAGAATACATATACAATCATACCAACCAATTAGCCATTCTTTTATAAAAGATAAAGATTATAATATAGAACTTAACGAAAATAATTATACTAAAAAGCAATTAAACGAGTTAAAACGTTGTATTTATAACGAAAGTGTTGGAAGTGCCTCTTTGTATCATTGGTTAGTTTTTGGATTAGGTCAAAAATCAGAAAAACCAAATCGTATTTTTAAAGGATGGGAAATATTAAGCAATTCAGATTTTGAAAAGTTACCATATCAAAGTTATTACGGATTAGATTATGGATTAAGTGCGCCAAGTGCATTAGTTGAGATGAAATTTGACGGTGATGAAAATTATTTCTTTAGAGAAATTCTATACAAGCCTTTAAACGATATTAAGGGTAGTTTGTCAGATGAGTTTGAGCGTTTAAACATTCCTAAACACAAACAAATTATAGCCGATTCAGGAAACGAACTTAATAAAGAGGAATCAAGAAAATTAAAGAATGCTGGATATAATATAATTCAAGCCAAAAAAGGAGCGGGTTCGATTAGTTCAGGTATTGAAACTATGCAAAAAAGCAAAATTCATTATACAAAAGAATCAATAAATATAGAACAAGAATACGAAAATTATTCGTGGAAAATATGGCAAGGTATTCAAATGGATGTGCCGGAAGAAAATGGAGATGACCACAGTTTAGACGCAATGAAATATGTTATTTCATGGTTTGTTAAAGTTTTTCGCTTAAGTTAAAAAATATTTACTATATTTGCTTTTATTATTAATGTTGTGAAACATAACTAAATGGGATTATTCGATTTTTGGAAAGGTAATAGTATCAGTGTGGAACGAGACCGCAGTGGTACTTTTACCTATTCTTT